TAGAAGTCCCAGGAGTCGACGATGTCCTCGTCGTACCAGTCGGGCCGGTCGACCATCGGCGACTCGTACGGGGCGTCACCCAGCACCTCGTGGAAGTCGTCGCACCCGTCGCACTCGCGCAGGTCCAGGCGCGGCAGCGCGTGCCGGGTGTAGGAGGTGGTGCGGGCCTGGTTGATGATCTCAGCTAGGTCCCCCCGAGGGACATGTAGCCGTTAAAAACCATCGGGGGACACCTCCTCTCCGAGGTACGCCACCGCACGGTGGAGCCTCGCTGTGTCGTGGGCCAGGAGCCCGATGGCCCGGTTGCACGGCCCGCAGAGCAGCCCGCGGACCCTGCCGGTGTCGTGGTCCATGTACCCCTGGAAGACCATTCAGGACACTCCCCTTCACGCCATCCGTGTGACGAGTCGGTCCAGCACCATGTTCGCCGCGATGACGGGGTCCGTGGTCTGGGTGACGATCTGGATCGCGCCGGCCGCGACGTTGTTGTTCCGCGTGCTGTAGTTGGCGGCGGTGTTGACCGGGGAGGTGTTGTCGAACGCGCCGATCGACCCGCGGGCCAGGGCGGCGGCGGCGAAGTCGGCCGAGCGGGCGTTGTTCTCCATGCCCTGCACGAGACCGGCCACGACGTCGGCACCGATGTCCCGGAACACCCTGGACGGGCTGTTCTCGTCGAAGCCCTTCTTGCCGGTCACCCTGTCGATGACTCTCTGGGCGACGCTGCCCACCTCTGCCAGCAGGTCAGGGACCCCGCCCGTGAACCCGGAGACCAGGCCGCCGATCAGGTCCCCACCCGCGCCTTTCAGGTCATTGCTCAGGTCCCCGATCGCGTTGAGGATGTCGCCGGGGATGTCCTCCGCCGCCTGGATCAGGTTCTCGACGCCGCGCTCGAACTCCTCCTTCGCGCCGGTCAGCGCGTCCCCGGCCCAGGTCTTGAGGTCATCGACCAGCCCGGAGACCTTCTCCATGATCTTCCCGGGCAGCTCCTGGAAGAACGTGAGGACGTTCTCGCCGGCCCGCTTCACGCCGTCGCGCATGCCGTTCATCAGTTCCACGCCCAGGTTGTCCATCACGGTGGACGGCGAGGAGATGCCCATCAGGGACTTGAACGCGACGAGCAACGCGTTGCCGATGTCCCTGATCGCCTGCTCGACCAATTCCGGGTTGTCCGCGATGCCCTTGGCCACGCCCTTGACGATCCCGACACCCAGCTCGATCAGCAGGGGCATCATGTCGCCGAACGCCTGCTGGATGAGCGGCAGCAGCCTGATCATCGCCTCGCTGATCTGCGGGCCGTGCTCCAACATCCCCTGGATGATCGCGGTCAGGATGGTGACACCAGCCTCGATGAGCTGGGGCATCACCGTATCCATCGCCGTGACGATGGTCGGAAGCAGCAGGAGGATCGCTTCGGTCAGGATCGGCAGGGCGGCGATCAGCCCGTCCACCAGGGCGCCCAGGATCTGCCCTGCAGCCAGGACAAGGGAGGGCCCCGACTCCCCGAGCGCGAGCAGGATCGCCTCGACCAGCCCGGCGGCGGCCTCCAGCAGGGCCGGCAGGTTCGCCAGCAGCCCGGCGGCCAGCCCGACCACGAGGTCCGTCGCCGCGGCCACGATCAGCGGCAGCACCTCGGTGATCGAGCCCACCGCGTCGGTCAGCAGGGTCAGCAGGCCCTCGGCGATCATCTTGGCGTTGTCAGCCAGGCCCTGCACCAGCGCGGCCACCAGTTGCAGGGCCGCGCGCAGCAGCAGCGGGACCAGGGTGCCCAGGGCCGTCACCACGAGCGGCAGCGCGGCCACGAACTGCGGGATGGCCGCCTGGAGCCCGGTGGCGAGACCAGTGAACGCTTGCGTTGCCGCCGCGACGACGGCGGGCAGCAGCCGCGCGAGCTGTCCGACCAGCACGCCCAGCAGGTTCCCCACCGCCGGGCCCAGCTTGAGGAAGGCTTCCGACAGGCCCTCCCCGAGGCCGGCGAGCACCCCGGTCAGGCCGGTGACGACGTGGGGCAGCGCGTCCGCGATCGTGTCGACCAGGTCGGCGAGGTTGATGCCGATGTCGCGCAGGGCGCCGGGCAGCAGGCGGGCCGCGTTCTCGGCGAAGGCGGACGCGCTGGAGAAGTCGGTCAGGCCGCTCACGATCCGGCCCAGGGGGTTGAGCAGCCGGCCGAATACGTCGGCGACCACGGTCAGCACGGGCGTGAGCGCGTCGAGGGTGGCCAGGAGCCCCTGCCCGAGGATCGTGGCGAACTCGCTCAGGGCGGGCAGGATCGGCGTGATCACGGCCCCGATGGTCGTCAGCGCCTGCGAGAACACGACCAGGACGCCGAAGTCCTCACCGATGATCGACAGGATCTCGCCGATGATCGGCAGCGCCGCCGACAGGGCGTCGATGAACCCCACCAGCTGGGCCACCACGGTCGGGGTGACCATGTCCGCCAGGGTCTTGCCCAGGGAGCCGATCAGGCCCAGCAGCGGCACGGCGACGGTGTTGGCCTGATCGAACCAGGCGGTGATCGTCGCAGCGCCCTCGACGGACCGGGTGAAGGCCAGGAACTCCTCGGCCAGCTGCCCCAGGATCCCCAGGAACTCGTTGCCGGGGCCCGCCCCGAGCAGGAACACGTTGCCCAGCGCGACCGTCAGCGGGTTGATCAGCCCGAACAGGGCGTCCAGGGAGGCCAGGGCGGTGTCGAAGAACGCGGCGAGCTGGCCCGACTCCGCCATCACCTGCATGGCGTCGGCGAAGTTGGCCGCCCAGCCCGCGAACGACTCGCCCAGGGCCACGGCCGCCGGGCCGGCGGTGGCCCACATGGTCAGCAGGCCCTGGGTGATGCCCGCCAGCGCGGTCCCGAACAGGGTCAGCGCGGCCGGGAACGTGGTCTCCATCGCGGTCAGGAACGCGGAGAACCCGGGGGACTTGACGACCTCGGTGAACGCGTCGGCGATGCCCGCGACCGACTCACCCAGCGCCTTGCCGATGTCGGACTTGTCGATCAGCTGGTCCAGGGCCACGATCAGCGGCCCGATGCCCTCGACCGCGGCGTCGGCCATCTCCCTGCTCTGCTCTTTCCACGCCCGCGCCAGGCCCTTGAGCGCGCCCCTCATCTCCTCGGAGCGCTTGAGCATCCGCTCCCACGCACCGCCGAGCATGTTGGACGCCACGACCGCGGCGATCAGGGGCCCGCCCAGGGTCAGGAGCGCGCCGCCCAGGCCCACGATCGCGGAGCCCAGGGCGCTGACCAGGGTTCCCGACAGGGCTGAGCCGAGGGCGGCCATCTGCGGGCCCATGGTGGCGATCAGCCCCAGCACCAGCCTGACCGTGTGGTCCATCCGCGAGAACATGCCGCGGTGGAACCCGTCGCCGAATGCGGCCCCCGCTGCGCTACCCCGGCCGCCCGCGCCCCCACCGAACCCGGACAGCAGCCGCTCCAGGACGGCCTCGATCCGGGCCCGCCCGTTCTGGATGCCGTCCGCCAGGCCCCGGGCGAAGTCGTTGCCGGACAGGTTCCCCTTCTTGTGGAAGTTGCCCCGGCCCAGCGCCCGCTCCAGCTTCTTGGAGACCTCGCCCGACTTCTCCTCGATCCCGTCCCCCAGGCCGCCGGCCAGGTCGGCGCCCTTCTCCCGGCCGATGTCCGTGGTGTTGAACTCCTCCCGGATCATGCGCATGGCGTTGGCCGGGACCTGCCGCATCTGCCCGTCCATCCCGGTGATGAACTCCCGGCCGACGCGGTCGCCGACCTTCTTCATCCGGGGTTCCAGGACCTTCCCGGCCTGGTTCGCGATCCGGCGGGCCTGGGCGGGCATGCCGCTGCCGTCGAGGTCGACGTCGACCTCAGCCGACGCGATCGTGGGTCCGGCCACGTGTCACCCCCCGACCGTCTGGGACCAGGCGGCCATCTGCCGCAGCGAGTCCGTGTGGTCCTTGGGGGCGCGACGCATCCGGGTGTCGGCCTGCCCGCCCAGCGGGGCCTCCAGCTGGGTGTTGAACTTCTCCCGGGCGCCCTCCTTGTGCTCCAGGCGGGGCAGGCACCAGGCGTAGATCAGGTTGCAGAAGCGATCTGGGGGGAGCGCGAGCGCGTTGATGCCTTGCGCCGCGAGTTCGCCGTCGATCGTGCCCCAGTGCTCGGCGGCGATGCCGTGGAGCCGGACGACGGCTTCGTAGGGCGTCCCGTGCGCTCCTCGACGATCCACTCCAGCACGTTCATGACGTCCGCGAGCTGGAACCGGTCGGACCGGTCGCGCAGCCGGCGGCGCAGGTGCCGCGCCGTGGGGGGGTCCATCAGCGACCAGAACAGGTCGAGGATCGCGACGGCCTTCTCCCCGTCCTCCGCGTACTGCGACATCGCCCCGGCGACCAGCGCGATGTCCGCCTCGGTCGGCATCATCGCGTACAGCTGGGTGTCGTCGCCCTGGATCGTGAACGGCAGTAGCTCCTCCTCCTCGTCGTCGTTCATCTCTCGCTCCAGCGCGAGTGCGAACTCCTTGACCATGCGCGGCCCTCCTTGGTGTCGTGCACACGTGGCGTGTGCGGGTAGCCGGCACGGGCTAGTACCCGTTCCGGCGCATCGTGGTATTGAGCGAGCGGCCCAGGAAGTCGTTGGCCTTCTGCCCGTCTGTCTTGAGCACCCGCTGGCCGATGTGCTTGAAGTAGCGCGGGCGGGCGGCGGCCGGGTTGCGTGGGATCGCGTACAGCACCATCGCCTTGTGGCCGGGCTTGGGCCGCGGCGGGTGGGTCAGGGTCCCCAGCAGGACGGCCAGGGCGTGGTCCCAGGGATTGCGCTTGTCACCGGCGAACAGGGTGAACCGCGCGTGGAACTGGTTGGAGCCCTTCCGGTCGGAGCCGATGGAGCGCTTGAGCTGCCCGGTGCGGACCGGGACGACGCGCTGCGCCAGGCCGCGGGCCTCACGGATCAGCCGGGCACCCTCCTGCCCGACCTGCCCGGTGGGCAGGAACATGGACGCGATCGCGCTGGCGTGCACCCGGGCACGGCGTGCCATCAGCGCACCACCCCCTCGGCGACGGTGACCTGCCACGTACCGCCGACGACCCCGCCGTCCGGACCCGCCGGCGTGTAGGGGCCCAGGGCCACGCCCTTGGTGCTGGCGCTGCCCAGGCAGCACTCGATCGCGCGCAGCATCGCGGCCATCGCCGCCATCTGCAGGCGCGTGGAGTCGAACATCGCGCCCAGGCCGGGCGGGGTGTTGGAGCGGCCCTCGGTGACCGGGGCGCAGTACAGGACCCCGACCTCGAGCTGGACCGCCATCGGCATCAGGCACCCGCTGGCGCCCTGGTCCTGGGAGGGGAAGGTCCCCGACGGGTACACCGAGGCCACCCGCACCCACGCCATGCCCTGCTCCGGGGTGACGTAGTCGGCGGCGATGGCCTCGCCCGGCATCGGGGAGCAGATGCAGGTCGGGGGCAGGCCGGCGGTGACCACCTCGGCGCACAGGCAGTCGACCAGGGCCGCCAGCACGGGCCAGGCGACCGTGTCGTCGACCAGGAGGACGTCTTCGACGGGTGCGCTCATGGCGGCGTCACCACCCCGTACTGGGTGGTGGTCCGGGGGCGGGACTTCGGGGTCCACACCGACGGCGGGGTGCGCAGCCCGTACGGGTTGTAGATCCGCACCACGGTGTCGACCTCACGGATCCCCGTCAGGCCCTCGTCGAAGATGCTGGTGGAGATCTCCCAGGACACGCCCTGCCGGGTCACGGAGGTGACGCCGTCCGGCAGGCCGCAGGACTGGCCCATGCACGCCTTGGCGTACTCGACCGCGAGCAGCCCGGCCGCCCAGGCGACCAGCCCGTCCGGGGGTGACCCCGCCGACCAGGACACGACGAACGACCCGGCCGCGTCGGGCGCGGCGGCCATGTCCTGACACTTGGGCCAGGCCTCGCCGTCGATACGTACCAGCCGGGTCCCGTCATCGACGCGCCACGCCGTGCCGTCCAGCACCTCGCCGTCCAGGCGCACCTCGTGCACGAAGCCCGGGGCGGGCAGCCGCACCTCGGGCACGACCGAGCAGGAGCAGTCGGTCGTGCACCCACAGGTGGTGTTGACCCACTGCCCCTGCTCGATGTGTGCCCACCACGGCCCGACCCGGCCCCCCAGAGCCGAGGCCGTGCCGGGCAGCACGGGGGCCTCCAGGTAGCTGGAAGCCTGCCCGCACCCCTGTGCACAGGGGCGCAGGTCGATCGGGCACCCGCCGACCTGGTGCGCGGTCAGCGCCCACAGGGTGGCGCCGGCCAGGGCCTCCGCCTTCGCCTGGACCCCCGCGTCCAAGCTGTCCAGGAAACCGTCCGCGGCGCAGGACCAGTCGACCGGGACGCAGTAGGAAGCCGGGGCAGGCATGACCGGTGGCTCACTCATGACCGCTCCCCCTCCTTCGCGAGTTGCCCGTTAGAATCGAGAAGTGGTCTTCATGTGTCGCTCGGTAGGCAGATGCGAGGACTACTGGCCCCTACCTCGCTGCAAGAGGTAGGGGCCAACTCGGCTCAGGACTCGACCGGAACCATCGCCACGACGACCTGGCCGGTGATCTGCGAGGCGCCCCGGTAGGCGATCCAGTCGTAAGTCCCCGCGGCGGCGTAGGTGTGGACGATGTCCGCGCCGTTCGCCGAGTAGTCCCAGGTGCCGTCGCCGAAGTCGACCCACCACGGGTCGGTACCGGCGGGCGCCGCGGCGAACGTCACGGTCAGGTCGTCCGCGGTGTCGGTCACGCCCGTCAGCGCCGCACCGGCCGGGTTCAGGAGCGGCATGGTGCCGCAGAACACGTCGGGGGGCGCGACCTCGGTGAACCGGACCAGCAGGTGGTCGTCCGGCGCGATCGGGACCGCGAGCGGTGCCGGGTTGCCCTCGGCGTCGAGGATGACGTCGAACGGCCCCACACCCCACAGGCCACCGGTCTTGGTGGCGGCGCCGGTCACGGTGAAGCTGATCGCGGCGTTCTCGATCGTGAAGTCGCCGAAGATGCCGCCCTGCATGAACGGCAGCAGCAGGTACCCGCCAGCGGACGCATCCTGCGGCGCGTCGGGGTTGCAGCGCTCACCGGGGGTGCCGGTCCAGATCTCGAGCGCGAACGCCCGGTCACACCCACTGTTGGCGGAGTTCATCCGGAACCCGGCCGCCAGGCCCTGCGCGTCCATCTCGACGTCCTGACCGGTCAGGATCGCCAGCACCGCCGGGTCGACCTTGCAGAACTCGATCTCGACCGTGTACCCGAGGAACTGCGGGCACGGCACCTCACGCACACAGGTACGACCCGCGGCGTTGGTGACGCTGATCTCCTCGCCCTCTTCGGTGTTCGCGGTGAAGCTGATGGTCACGAACCCGTCGGACACGCCGACAGAGTCCTCCCCGTAGACGGGGGCGCCACACCCATCCAGGGCAACGACCCGCATCGCGTTACCGCGTACGGGGGTGAAACAACGGCTAAGGGCCACGGTGGATCACTCCTCGTTCGCGACGGCGTCCGCCGTCGTGTCGTCGGCGGACTGGGACTGCTGGGGCTTCTTGCGCGTGTAGGTGCGCTTGGCCTTGGCGGGGGTAGGAGTAGGAGTAGTAGCGGCAGATTCCTCCGCTACTACGGTCGGGACGATGAATCCGCCGTCCACGGTGCGCACGACCGACGCCGGCAGACCCAGCTCGTGGGCGCGGTCGATCAGGGTCCGGGCGTTGTCCTGCGTGAGCCCGGCGACGTAGACCTCGGCGACGGTGATCACGACTCGGGCCCCGGCGGCAGGGTCCCGGCGTAGGCCAGGAAGCACTCGGAGCTGATCGACCAGATCCGCTCCGCCAGCGAGTAGTGCGCGTTCTCGCTGGTGTTCGGCACGTCGTAGGTCTGCACCGGGGTCCGCCACCCGTGCACGGCACCGGTGACGAAGATCAGGCCGTCCGGGTAGCCGGGCGCGTTCGCGACCGGGGTGCCCTGACCCGTGGTCAGCGTCCCGTCCAGGGACGCGAACACGGACCGGTCCGCGATCGCGTTCGCGGCGGTGCGGCGGTTCATGTGCAGGATCGGCAGCCCGGCGTACGCCACGGCGGCGTACTGCTCCAACTCCCCGATCGCGTCGGGGATGTCGGTCAGGTCGGTCGCGACCTGCACGGGCGCGGGGTCGTCGTCGCCCTGGAACAGCTGCTGGAAGAACGCCCGGGAGACCGCGTACTCCTCGGTCCCGGCCAGCTTCGCGGTGGCCTGGCCGGTGTACGGGGCGCCGAACAGGTCGCACTGGATGCCCGCGTACACCGCGAACGGCGCAGCGGTGACCCGGTCACCGGACTCGAAACGCTTCGTGGCGTCGAACGTGACGCCGTCCGGCACCTCGCACATGCCCGGGGCGATACCGCCCAGGGAGCACAGGTAGGTGTAGTACTCCACACCCATCCCGGCGTGCGGGTCGGAGATGTCGGTCACGTCCGCGACCGTCAGCAGGCCCCCCAGGTAGGGGCGCACGGTCGGCGGCTCGATCAGAACAGGCGCCAGAGTCACCATCGGCCCTCACCTCCTCTCGGGAGATGGCCAACCCGCCCCTGCGCCAGGGCCGCCTGAAACGCAGGGACGGGAGGGATCACGACTCCGCCGGGGCGCCGAGGGCGCACGTGACGAGATCAGCAGCGCCCGTGCGGCCACTGGCGCACGTGGGCAGGGTGATCAGGTAGGAGTCGAAGCAGGGGTTGACGATCAGCTCGCCGGTCTCCGCGAACAGCGCCGTGTACTCGTTCGCGGCCAGGCTCGTGGAGTCGTACACCGCGTCCAGGCTGATGACGTCGGTGCTGCCCGAGACCCAGGTGCCCGAGGGGTAGACCACGACATCCACCTCGTCGGGCGTGGCCACGACCCCGGCGGTGTTGACCAGCGGCTGGAAGTTGTACAGCCACTGGATCGAGATGTTCCGCGCCGAGAAGTAGGCCTCGATCGTGGCGTCGGAGACGTTGATCATGTCGACGCCGGTACGGCGGGCCAGGTCGGCGCGCACCGTGGTGCGGAACCAGAACGGGACCAGCATCTCCAGGGCCTGGTTGAACGGCATGCGGCTGGACTGGCGCACCCAGTTGCCGATCTGCTCCAGCTTCGCGATGCCGTCCACGGTGGTCTGGAAGTCACCCGTGGCGTCGATCGCGGTCGACCCGTCCACGACCTCCCCGATCCGCCAGGTGTCCACGATGTGCTGGTGGGCGATCAGCAGCTGCTCGATCCAGTGCCGCACCAGCTCCGGGTAGGCGGCCTGGGTCAGCAGAGGTGCCCGGATGCACAGGCCCAGGGCGTTGAGCCGGACCTCCTGGAACGGCGGGCAGGTGATCTCCGCGCACGGCTTGGTGACGCCGGCGATGACCTGGGCCTCGGTGTAGTTCCACCCGGCGGCCTCGGTGTAGATGTCCGCGAACGTGGGGGCCTTGGTGAACCGGATGCCGCCACGGTTGACCTGGATCGTGGGCAGGTCCAGCAGCCCGTCGGTCGACGCGATGGAGCACAGGTCGTACAGGGTCTCCGAGGGCGCACACCAGCCGCCGGCCGCGGTCAGTGAACCGCCCGGCAGGCGCGACGTCTTGGACGCGGCGACCAGCAGCTCGTTGTCGTCGCGGTAGTTGTTCTGGATCAGGCCGTCGGAGCGCGAGGGCCCCAGGTCGACCTTCGCCACCGAGTGGCGGGTGCGGATGCCCTGGTTGCCGCCGAGGCGGGCGGTGGGCAGGCCCCGCATGCGGGAGACCATGGCGTCACCGATGTCGGTGAGGTCGTCGATCTTCCCGCCGGTGGAGTAGCCGGGCACGTCGGCCGACGCGGTCAGCGCGGGCAGGACCCGTGCCGGCACGGCCGGGGTGGTGGTGCGCCCGACGGTGGCGGCGGTGGCCTGGGACACGACACTGACGCGCGGCGCGGCGGCGGCGACCCCAGCGGCGACCGGTTCGGGTGCGGGCTCCGGCTCCGGCTCGGGCTCCTCGGCGGGCTCCGGCTCCGGCTCGGGCTCCGGCTCGGCCAGCTCGGCACGGGCCGCGGCGGCGCGGTCGGCGCGGGCGGTGGCGGCCTCGACACGGGCGGCCTGGGCCTGGCGGGCGGCGGTGGCGAAACCGGCCAGATCGACCAGGCGCTCGACCTGCTCGTCGGTAAGGGTGTCGCCCTCGTTCTCGAATGCGCGCGCCGCGCTCAGGGCGCCGGAAAGAGCGGCGGCAAGGTCTTCGTCGGAAAGAGCGGTGATGTCATCGGGGATCTCGAAATCCACGGCGGTCTCCATGGCCAGCAGGAACAGGTTGAAAACCTGGACCGGCTATGCCGAGACCGGGGTACCGCTTCTGGGGCAAGACTCTCTCGCGCAACACGCCGCGGCAAGTTGGACGCGAATTTGGTGTCACCGATATCGTCGCCGCATGTCCAAGATGCCGCGCAATGTCCTACGCGTCGACCCGGCGGCACGTGGACCAGTTCTGGTCGCGATCGCGTTGATCGTGTGCGTCGGCTTTGTCCTGAGCTTCGCCGCAGCGTCCACCCTGGCCGAGTGGATGGCGCTGCCCATCTACCTGGGGCCGCTGCTGCCGGTGTTCATCGACGGCGCGATCATCGTGTACACCTACGCCGTGATCGCGGCGCGCGCCGAGGGCGACTCGTCCGTCCGCCCGTGGATGTGGGTCGGGCTCTGGACGGCGGTGTCGTCCGGTGCGAACATCGCCCACGCCTGGCTGAACGGCCCGCAGGGCTACGAGGGCGTGGTGGGCGCGGTACTGGCTGGACTGATCCCGGTCGGTTCCCTGCTGGGCATCGTCGCCTTCGTGGGGATCGCCACCTCTCCCGATTCGACAGGACGGCGATGAGCGCCCCCATCAGCCCCGAACTCCAGTCCGCCCGTAGGTGGTCGCTCCGACTCACGATCCTTGCCGCCGGCATGGCCACCGGGCTCTCCTACATCTTCATCACCCAGTTCTTCCTCGATGTGGCCGGCATGGTCACCTGGCAGGCGTGGGCGTTCGGTGGGTTCCTGGAGGTCTGCCTAGTGGCGGCCGGATACCAGGCACGTGAGCGGATCCTTGCCGGTGCTGATGCGGGAGTGCTGCTGACCCTGACGTGGGTGTTCTCGGGGACCTCTGCGGCTTTGTCCGCGTCCCACGAGATCGTGCAGCGCACGGCCGACGGCATGCTCGTCCTGGACCTGAACAGCGGCGCTCCGATCACGATGATCGTCCGCGCGGCGGCACCCCTCGCAGCCGCGGTCATGTGGCACCTGCTCCTGGTCGGCGAGAAGCACATGACTTCCGGCAAGTCCCCGCGGCACCGCCGCTACACCCGCCTCATGCACACCTACATGCTGGCCCGGGAACAGTGGCGCGACATCGCTGATCCGGAAGACGAGCGTGCCGCCCAGGCCCGCGAGGCGATGCTCGCCGCGCGGTCCAAGGTGTTCCGTACCGTTCCGGTTGCCGAGTACGAGAGCTTCCTGGAGGAATGGCTTGCCGCCTTGGATGCCGACTACCGCGGAAGCGCCCGCGTCGACCGCATGTCGGAAATCCGGAAGCCGACCCCGGCGCGCAAGGCACCGCCGCGTCCGGAAGCTACGCGCCGTCAGGCCACCACCCCGGTTCCGGATTCCGGAATCCCGGATCATGTAGCCGTCGAGACCGGCAACATGCGGCAGCCTGCACAGGCCGCCGCGCCGACACCGGTTGCCGGAAAGCCCGTGGACCTGGACAAGGAAGCGCGGGACCTGATGATCCGGGAACTCGACCAGGGCGGCAGGCACACGCAGGCGGAAATTGCCGCCCAGGTCGGCGTGAGCGACCGGACCGTCCGGAACGTCCTGGCGGCAGCGAAGGCTTCCGCCAGGATGTAAAACTGACAAGGGCCAGGTGCGTAACCGTTACGCACCTGGCCCTTTTTTGCTCTACGCGCTGTACCGGATCTGTCCAGGACCGGTCCGCCCGGGACGGGCCGACGGCGGCAGCTCCCACGGGGACGGGGTGGGGAACCTGCCGGCGATCAACGGTCCGGCGCCGGCTGTCCAGACGGCGTCCGAGGTGGAGATCCAGTCCAGGTCCGGCAGGGTCCCGTCCCACACCGGGTCGCCCGCCATGGACGCGTCGCGCGTCTCGGCCAGGACACGCAGCTTGACGTCTTCCACCTGGGTGCCGCCGGCCCCGGCGAGGTTGCCGTACGCCGACCGCTTGTGCAGGACCTTGATGGACGAGTCGGCGGTGTAGGTCTCGAGCACCGTGGCCATCAGGTCCCGCTCGACCACCATCGGGGCGTGCACCTCGTAGCACAGCGGCTGCGCGATGCCGTCGCGCGTCAGGGCCAGCGCCGTGGCCTCCATCCCCTGCACGTAGGGCGAGTCGATCCCCCGGGCACGGTAGGCGGCCACGACGTCCAGCATCGGCCCCCGGTGCCAGGCAGGCACCTGCGTGGGGCGCAGCGCGAAGAAGTCGTCATTGAGTAGGACGAACCTGTCCGGGACCAGCTGCTCGGTGCACACATGCTGCAACGCCCTGGTGGTGTTCGCGTACTTCGAGGACAGCTGCGCGAACTGGACGATCCGGGCCCCCACCCACCACGGCGGCATCCCCACCGCAAGCACGTCGGTGATCTGCGGGACGTTGTGCGCCCAGGAGCGCATCGCGTACCGCAGCTCGGGGTTCTCCCCCCGCCGCACCAGGACGACACCGATCACGCAGGCTGCTTGGTCCGCGCCGAGTACCGGCCCCCGACCCTGGTCGCCAGGTTCCTGGCCTCCAGCTCACTGTTCTGAGTGACGGTGGACCCGTCCGGGTAGGTCACCACGTACTCGACAGTGTTCTTCTTTTTGCTGCAGTTGCAAGGTGGCATGTCGTACTCACTTTCCGCTGGCGATGACGGAAAGCGCCTGGGCGGCCCTTTCCGAGTTGACACTTCTGCGCGTGGCGTCCAGGGCGGCCAGCGCCTGCTCCCGGGCGGCGTCGGCCTTCGCCAGGCGGTGCAGCTCGCGGGCCACCTCGCTGGCCGAGACCAGGACCGCCCCACCGTCCACCTCGCCGACGGTGGTCCGCGGCGGCACGATCCCGGCGGCGAACAGCGCCGTCTGACGGCCACCGGACGCGGCCACGGCCAGGCGCGGGATCGGGAACCCGGGGGTGTTCACGGCGAGGGTCGCGACCATCTCCAGGTTCCCGCCGATCCACCGCCAGTCACCCGACAGGGTCGCGGCCAACAGCTCCGCGCGCTGCTCCGCCGTGACGTTCGGGCGCAGCAGCCCCGCCACCCAGATGCCGTGCTCGTCCTCCCCGGCGGCCACGTCCGCCACCACGGTCCCGGTGTTGTCGTAGTGCGCGGCGGCCGGCGCCGGGCCCAGGGTCGACCCCGCGTGACCCGTCGCCATCGTGATCGCACCGGTCGGCACCAGGCCCTCGTCGGTCTCCACCGCCCCGGTGCGGTAGTAGGCGTAGTTCGTCACCGAGTGCGGCGCTGTCGTGCAACCACCGTCCCCGACGCTCAGCCCGAGCCCGATGTGGCAGACGCCGAACTGGGCCGCGTGCCCGACCAGCCGGTACCGGCCGGTGTCCTTGTCCTGGATGATCGTGATCGGCGACGGCATCGGCAGGCCCGGGTCGCGGAACCACTCCGCGCGAGGCAGGTCCGCCGGGTCGGCAAGGTTGGGTGCTGGCGACGTCGCGGCCACCTCTGGTTCGGGCGCCTCGCCAGACGCCGCCAGCACACCTGCCTCGGAAGCTCCAGGGGAAGCCGAGGCAGCATGGGGTCCCTGTCCGGGCCAGTAGCCGAGCGCCACCTGGTGCAGGTTGGCGCACGTCCCGGCCAGGTAGGAGGGGTTGGGCACGTACTTCGCCAGCTGCCGACGGCATCTCGAAAAGTCGCCGGGCACCCCCCAACGGATCTTCGCGGCGCCTTCGCCCTCACTCCAGTACGTGCGCAGCCGCTGGGTGTCCTCGGGGTGGGACACCCACCCGGGTCCGTCATGGGTGGACGGGTTGGACGTGATTCCGAACGCGGACGCGGTCAGGCCCTCGGGCGGGTCCTCGCCCAGCTCCTTGTAGGCCGCGATGATCTTGCGCTTCCCGGCCGCGATCGCGTCCGGCGGGGCGTCGACCTGGTCGATCCGCCCGGCGGCGGCGTGCACGCCGGCGCGGCTGAGGTCACCGTTGGGCTCGCGCACGGGAAGCTTGTAGCGCTCCTTGGCGGTGGCGAACGACTCGCCGCGGTCCACGACGGTGGCGCGGGTCCACTGCTCGTCGTCGTACCGGGCGGCGCTGCCGTCCCAGGCGGCCTCGGAGATGGCGAACGCCGCCAGGTCGGCCGCGTAGTCGTCCATCTCGGCCGCGATGCACGGCGCGCAGGACGCGGTGACGCTCTCCTCCTCCTGCGGCCAGGGGCCCAGCGCGACGTACGACTCGGCGAACGCGGCCACCGGAAGTACGGTGGCCGACCGGACCCGGCCCGCCGTCAGGTGCTGGTAGACGTCCCCGTCACCGGCCGCGGCCTCGAGGTCGATCGGGTTGCCGTCGGCGTCGGAGTACTCCATCGCCAGGGAGTCCAGCTCGACCGAGACGCCGCGCAGGTCGCCGTTGGCGATCATGTCGATCACCTCGTCGGCCTCCGGGGAGACGCGGAACATGCCCTCGCCGCGCACCAGGCCGTCCGGGTCGGTCCACGCGTTCGTGATCCGGCCGACGACGACGGCGCCGTCGTGCCGCTCGGCCGAGGCGCGCTGCCAGGTCAGCGACAGCGGGAACTCGTCGAACGTGAGGGCCTGGGAAGCGAAGCGGCGCAGGTCCCCGGTGGGGATGCCCTCCACGGCGAGGATGCCGTGCCAGGGGACCTCGATGTCCATCTCGTCGTCCCACTCGGGCGGCACGTCCTCGGCCTCGACCGGTTCGGGGTCGACGGCTACCCCGCCCGGGGTGGTCGCAGCGGTCAGGGTCGACATCTCGCCTCCAGAAACGGCCATCGCCATGCATCGGCAACTTATCCATCCTTCTGGCGGCCCGACGGGTTCACCCGGGAAGTGCAGGGCGTGCCCGTTCACGTCGAAAGTACCGCCCGGGGTGATGGTCTGCCCCTCCAGCGGCCGGTGGATGGCGCGCACGTCCTCGTCACGCATCGTGACCCACCGCAGCCGCAGGTCCTCGTCGCCGCGGCTGGTCACCGCCGCGACGGTGGCGTCGTTCAGGGTGAACACCGACACCCAGGTCGTGACCCGTTCGATCTGCGCCTGGCGCTGCGAGATGGGGACGTTGGCCGTAAGTTCGAGCCTGGCGGTCAGCCGTTCCACGAACATGTCGACGTTCCCGGGCTCCGGCTGGCCGCCTTCCGCCTCGTACGTCTCCAGCCACAGCACGGCCGCCGCGATGGCCAGCTCCCTGGCCCACTCCTCGACGCCGGCCAGGCGGTCGGCCAGGGCGGCGGTGACCACGGCCCGCAGCTCCTCGTCCTTCTCGGTCAGGCGGGTCGCGCGCTGCGCGGCGAACGCCTCCACCTGCGCGGCCAGATCCATCGTGGGCACGGTCATGACTCGACCCTCCAGCTCAGCTCGAACGACCGGACGGCGATCAGGTGAGGCACCTCCGGCTTGCCCGGGACAGCGGCGGCGCTGCGGTACCCGGGGCGGTGCAGGTCGTTCTGGCACCAGCACACCTGGTACGTCGTGTGCCCCACCTCGTGGACGTCCTCGACGTTCACGCGGCCACCTCCTGTCGGACGGCGGCCAGCAGCTGGGCGCCGATGTGTTCGGTGTAGGCGGGAGGGATCGCCTCGGCGATCTCGCGTCGGACGTCGGTCCAGGTGATGCCCATGGCCTGCTGCCACTGGGCGACGGTGCCCCTGCTGCCGCCCTGGCCGTAGACGGCGTAGTAGGGCCCGTCGAACCACTGGCCGTGTCGCATGCCTGCGACCCGGCCGCGGTGCGGCTTGTGCGCCGGCGCCGTAGCGGTCCAGCGGCCCAGCTCGAAGTAGCGGTGACGGATGACGGCGAGGCCGAACATCTCGCCGCACAGGACGAGGTCCGGGCGGGCCGGGGAACCCTGCACGTTCTCCAGGACGTACGGGAGCCCGGTCGCGTCCAGCAGGTCGCGCGTCTCGGGCACCAGCTTCGGCCAGTCGTTGCGGTGCACCGCGGCCAGCGCCGTGTACCCCTGGCACGGCGGGGAGCCGTGTACCGCCGCAAAGTCGGACAGGGCGAGCCACTGCGTGACCATCCCGGAGAACCGGTGCCGTGACCGGAACGGGATCTTCTCGCCGCGCATCAGGGTCGCCAACGCGGTGCGCGCGTCGCCCACGTGGACGGGGAACGGGTAGTTCAGGGTGCGCTGCGGGTCCTTCTCCACGCCGTAGGGCGCGAACCCGGCACGGTGGTATCCGACCGCTGCACCTCCGGCGCCGCAGTAGGTGTCCAGGATGCGGGGGGTCATCACGCCGCCCTCTGGTTGGCCATGGTCAGCGCCCGCCCCAGGTAGGGGGCCATCAGCGCCGGGGAGTGTGCACGCCCGGTGGTCAGCAGCGCCCGGCAGTACGCGTCCAGCGCGGCCTCCAGCACGTCCTGGTCGGCCTTTTGGCACGCGGCGTAGCGGTGCAGGTTCCCGAACGCGTCCGTCAGGACGTCGTCGGCCATCGACGCGCTGACCGGCTGGTGCAGGTACAGCTCCCCGGCCGGGCACGTCAGCTTCGAGCCGGTGCGGGTGCGCAGCCGGTTCCCGGCGCGTTCCAGGGCGCGGTGCACGATGACGTCGGCCGCGGAGATCAGCCCCTCGGGCACCTCGCCGTCGTTCGGCGGTCCCTCGTTGGGGTGCTCCCGCAGGGACGGGGTGGGTCGCGCCTCGACCGCGTTGCCGGGCGTGGCCGGTGCGGGGCTCAGGTTGACGCCCAGCTCCTGCAGCGCGGCGGCCACCAGCTCCGGGGTGGTCTGCCCGGCGGCGACCTTGCGCAGGAAGAACGCCCGCACCTCGTCGTCGGCCGGGGCGTCCATCTCGTCGAACCCGACCTCGCGGCGCAGCGCGACCGGGTTGATCACGCCCCGGTCGTACAGCTCGAACGCCTCCCGGGACCGGTCGGGGCGCAGCCGCATCTCGGCGGTGTCGGACCCGACCGCGTACTGCTCGACGTCCTCGATCCCGGCGGCGTCCAGCAGCGGCCACAGCAGGCCCGTGGTCAGGGAGTCGGTGATCAGGTCCAGCAGCGGCTCGGCGTGGACCTTGATCGCGGACTCGTCCACGTTCCACGCGGTCCAGTGGTTGGTGTCCGCCATCCCGGTCATGATTTCCGGCGGCAGGTCCATGCCCAGCGCGAGGCGGCGGATCGCCTCGTCGCGCAGCTCCTTGACCCGCTCGTCCATCGGGGTCGCGAACGTGAGGTGCGTGATCTGGTCGATCCGGTCGCCCGGGACGGTGACCACGATCGGGGAGCGCGCCGAGGCGGAGGACTGGTCCCCGATCGACTCGATGATCGCGGAGGTGATCGCGGCCTGGAACTGGTCAGCGGTGGACCCGGGCCGCTCCTGGTCCCCGGACTCGTTCGTCGCGGTGGGGGTGGGCAGCGTGAACTCGGACGGCACAAACAGGATGCCGGCGCCGGCCAGGCGGGAGTCGATCTCCGCGAAGATCCGCTTGGTCAGGGCGTCCATCTCGGCCAGGATCGGCAGCACCGCCCGGGACGGCGCGTTCGCCTCGTGCGGCTTGCGCGGGTGGGGGCGCCAGATCCGCAGCAGGAACGGCTCGGTGGTGGACTCGATGGGCTGCCCCGCCAGGTAGAACTTCTTGCCGCGCTGCGTCAGCTCGCACGCCGCGGCCACCTGCCAGTGGTCGCCGCCGCGCACCGTGGTGCCCACCAGGTAGCACTCGCCGGCCACCGTCAGGTGCACCCCGATGTTGCGCAGCATCTCGGTGCGGACCTGCTCGGACCCGAACAGGTCCCCGATCCACTGCACCTGCCCGATCGCGGGGTCACTCTCCGCGACGGGCTGCCCGTCGCGGCTGATCAGGATGGTCGCCTTGGCGATCATCTGCGCGACCCAGTCCACGGCGTAGCGGAACTCGCCGATCGTGTCGTAGAACCGCCACGCCTCCTTGGCCCAC